TCTGCCAATTTCAAGCACTGGTGCTTTGGCATCCTTTCTTGATTCCTCAATGCCTTTGATTAGATGACGCAATGCAGACTGTGCTTCTGCTGCAATTGTGGCTTCAAAGCCATCGTCAACAGTTTGAATGCCTTTAGATGACATCAATGCTTCAATCTTCATCTGCTCGGCTTCAGCAATGATCTCAATAGTCACGCCATTGATCTTTGGATGTGTGATCAGATCGCTCATTTTGATACCGCCTTTCTAAATGCATCAAATCCAATTTCCATTTTGGCTTGGATGTTCTGCGGCAAGTCTCGCCATGTTTGATCAAGGTCGAGGTCAATGTTTCCCTTGTTGGTCCAATACAGATTGGTTCTGTATTCCAAGTCATTCTCAGCAATCAAGCTTTCAAGATGCGGCCGCTGTGCCATATCTTCGACTTCAATTGCATCAACATCAGTTGCTGGCTCTTCCAACTTCTTTGGCTTCTTTGGCTTTGGCTTCTTTGCTTCAGCAATTGGTGATGCTTCTGCAATATCAATTTCCTCTGGCACATAAACGCCTTGCACAATCTCTGGCGCAATGGCTCGGAGTGTTTCCGAGATACATCTTGCTCGAAGCATTGCAGCCGGCGTCTTATCCCATGCAGAACCCTTGCGGACCAATCCGGCCCGCTGTGCGTCATCCATTGAGAAGCTGCCTTTGATCTTGTTGCCTTCAAAGTCAAAGACGGCAGATTGCACAGCCTCATTCTTTAAGTCATCCCAGGTGACTTTACCACCTGCCCTGCGGAAGTCAGCCAGCATCGCATCTGCGCGCTTGGTCAACTTGCCTTTTACTAAGTGGTAGTTCTTAGCCATCTCTAGTGGCGGCTTATTCTCAGCCATACATTGTAAGGCAAAGATCATTCCCGCTTCTTTTGATTCGCATCCAAACATCCCAGATCGACAAATAGCGTTGCCGAATAAATCAATGCCTTTTGCATCATTGATCTTATCATATGCACTAAGTTGATTCATCTAGTGCCTTTCTCATCGACCACAATACTGACTTGTGGCGCTTGTTTATGCCTTGGAAAAACTTGCAACCGGAATACGCGTATTCCTTTCTCTTCTAGTTCTTCCAATATTGCTTCAACCCTAGATTCGGCTTCAGCTTTAATTTCCTTTATATCATTCATATTTACCTTTTGTTTATTATTAAGTGACTTTAGTAGTCACTGGCAGGAATAAATGAATGAATTGATGTGCGTCAATACATATAGAATAAATTTAAATTATAAATTCATCATTGTCGTCGTCGTCTTCCCATTCGATTTCGTAGTCCATGCTCTCTTCATCTTCAAATTCTTTTATCATATTGAGCGCCTCAGTGTATAATGCTTTCTCGACTAAATCATTGTCTCCGTCGCGCCATACGTTTCCTTCTTCGTCTTGCATGACGATTGCGTAGTGCTGGAAGTGTTCGCCTAAAATAGCTTTTACTTGCTCAAATGCGTTCTCTTCAGTCGTAGGCATTAGATGATTTTTAGAATGATTCTTGCTGCTGCTTCTTCGTCGCTTGCGTCAATCATTGCGTCCATGTGCTTAAACCTTATTGGCTGTTCGCTTTCGTGATTGTCGCTGCCGTATTCAAATCCATCCCTTGCAAGTCGCACTACTTTACCTTTCTGCTGATTTACCCAAAGCGCCTCGTTGTCGAATCGGCAATCGTCAATCACGATAAGACGCGCTCCGTCTGCTTTTGATTTTTCAATTCTTTTCTGCATGGACCAGAGCCAAATATCCTGTGCGACCATGTTGCGGCCCCAGTCCGTCCCAAGGGTCTGCATCAATTGCCGGGCGCTCTTACCAATCCCAGCAATCTCTTTTTCTTTTATAGATTGATCGTGCAGGTTAATCATATCAACACCAAGAGCCAGAAGCATTGAGCGCATCGGATCAGCAAATGACATTATATGAGTTGGCACATCTGCGGCATCTGCGATTGCATTTGCAACAGTAGATTTTCCGACCATTTTGGGCCCGGTTAGAGCAAGTATTTTCATACTGACTTATAGAACCTAGTAACTAATCCTTCAGTCTTGTGGTATTCAAATGCGCTTGCGCCCTTCTGGCTGCCGACAAAGCCAGCTCCGGAATGCCACGCATCTGTGGCGCAAAGTGCTTCCAAGTATTCAACCACCAAGCCTGACTGCTCATCAATGACAACTGGCGCAATGGTTTTTTTGTGATGGATGTGACCCATCTTTAAATGCCTGTATTTGGTTGCACCCCACTCTTTGGCAAACTCTGCCGCAATAATCATTGGCCATTTCTGTGCTGCGATCCTGTCGCCGTGCGTCCACAATAATAAATTGTCGCCGAACACCATGTGCTTTCTAGGTGATGGATCAGACTTTACCTTGATGTTTGGGCATTGGCTGTAATAGGCATCCAGAACCCTTGCAAGCCACACCTCGGAGTGCCACGAGTGATTGCCCTCTAGCACCACAATCTCAACTTCTGCGGCTACTGTTGCGGCAATATCAACTACATTTGTGCAAGCCTTAATTAAGTATTCAACGACGCGATGATATCGAGTATCAACATCTAAGACATGGCCACTGGCTTCTGTCTTATTGCTCCGGTTGTCGCTGTGCATCATGTCGCCACCAAAGACTAGAACGCATTTGGCAGGTCGCCTGGCTCTGGTCGCTAATCCTTCAGCAGCTTCAACCATTCTGGCCGCCGCAATGTTGCAGTCATAGTCGGCATCTTTTGTTTCTCTTTCATCAGCATACATGCCCACATGCGCATCAAAAATATCCATTTCAAACAGGAAGTCATCTGTATCTGTTTTGCGAGATTTACGCACTGGCGCTTTGCCCTTTTCTTTGACTTGGTCGCAAAGACCATCAACAAAGTCTTGCATGCCCTGCGCTTCTGGAAAGAGCCGGCGCCATTCTTGGATGACGTTGCCAGCACCATCATATTGAACAGTTGTTTTGCCAACATTCAAATGTGATGGCGTTGGTGCTGCTGACTTCCAAGGGACTTTACCTAGTTTCTCGAGCCGCTTTATCTTATTGCGGACAGTCGATTCGTTCTGTCCTAAGATTTTAGCAGCCTTGCGATAAGATCCGGCTTCTAGATATACGTCTACGGCGAGCTGTTGCGAAGGAGTCATATTTTTTACTGTTGATCGACGTTTAGAGCTGCCGGAATATAAGCTTACAATTGGCGATGCATTAATATTCTGTCAACTTTTGTCTATTTTTTGAAACTTTGGCCCGGCAATCCTAACTGCTAAATACATACAGCGACACTTCCACCGTGGCACTCCGCAGACTTGCATCGCCTCGCGAAAGACTTTGGCCGCCGTAATGCTATCCACTTGATGCGTCACGCAGAACCAATCATGCACAATTGCCGCCTTTAGATATTTGCCAAATGGTGGAAAGGCTGACCAAAGAAAACGAGGCACGCTGGCACCATCTGAAGCAAAGCCGACCGGAACAATGATATATCCAGCGATGTCTGACTGATAAAGTAAATCATTGTCCAATATAACTACGCGAATAAACTTATTGCCGCGCATCTGCTTAGAAATGCGTGCATTCAGCTTATTTGCAAAGATACTCACTTAACTTGAGATGAACCAAAGTAGAACCCGACGATGGCTAAAGCTGTCTGGCGGATCTCTGGTAGTATCACAAAACCTTGGACAGTGGACCATTCTAAGTGTTTGAATAGCCCTAGAAAGCCTTTTGATTCTGTCTGAATGCTGACACCTATGCCAGTAAATGCAAAAACGAATGGCGCCAGAACAATGGCAAAGATGACAGAAAATGTAATAACTCGACGCATATAGACACCGCCACGAGCTGCTGCCTTGTCCGCTGATTCGTCCGCTATTGTCTGACGGGCAATCATACGCTCAAAGAGACGAGCCTGATTGTCGGCCTGTGCCGCTATCATTTTCATCACAAAGCCGCTTACGCCGCCTCCGAGCATTGCTAATAGTTCTGGTGTCATAGGTTATTTGTCCCGGAGTTCCTTGATTACCTTGATTGCTGATGCAGTCATATAGATGAGGGTCGCAAGACCTACAGCTATTCCCAGAGGATTACCGTAACCAAGTTCAGTGGTAGCTATAAAGCCACCTGTTCCAATGGTTGATTTGTAGATAAGGTCGTGCATCATACTTCAATTTCTGGGTCAGGTGGTAGTAGTGCCAGGAATGCAGCTTTGTCTACGACTTCGCATTCTTCCAGTTTAGCTTGGTCAAGCATCTCCCACAGTTCGTGGTAGATACCGCCTACGCCGACCTCTGTGTAAAGGTCACAGCAAGCACCGTAGCGTCCGTCAATCAACAGCACTGGGCTGATGTGATTGCTAGTAGTCAAGGTGTCCTGCTTGGCAAGCATTGAGTCCCGCAGTTCTGCTGGGATCAGAAGATAGTTGTAGCTGAGTTCTTCAGCCGTAGGATTAGTAGCTAGGTATTCTGATGAGTTCATAATTAAATTGCGGCGATTTCTGTGATTAGGGTGTCTTGCAGACCTTCTAAGGTTGCTAGGTTGAGTGCAGGGCCGACGTGGTAGGTTGCTAGACGTCCGTTAGAAAAGAACGCTCCCCTCCAGCCAACCACCGAGAATACGGAATCAGATATTGCCTCTGAGGTTGCAGTTTTGGCTTCATCAATACCGTTTGTTCGGTATGTATATCCAGCAGAAGAACTTCTACTGGTTCCAGATAGTCCAAGTGTTGGGAAACTTCCAGTTTGTGCAGCCGAAAAGCAAGTAGTCGAAAAAGATGCTCTTCGTATGTATAAATTATGTGAACCAGCAAGCCAGTTGTCCGTCAATAACTCAGTCTGATAAGCTGACATTGACACATCGTCCTGCGAAAACCCAGACATATTAGGCAGGGCATCTATTCTTTTTGTAGAGCCATCACCCTTCAAACCAGTCAACTGATTCAAGTCACCCGCAACAAAGTTGTTGTTTGTGGGAACGGTCATTCCGTCACGTAGAGGAACAGTTACACCCTGTATGCCTACACCTACGAATGATGCGGCGGACTTCATATCATCCCAGTAAGCTCCACCTAATGCGACTAAGCTGTCGATGTAGTTAGCTAGAGGCTGGCGGTATGCTAAGAAAGTTGAGTCACCAGCATTTACCAGTCGGCTAAAGTAGTTAGCTGCTTCTGTTGAGAAGCCTATCCCTGCTATCTCAGCTAGTAATGTTGCTTGCAAGCCCTCTAGGGTAGCAAGGTTGAGTGCTGGGCCAACGTGGTAAGTAGATATTCGGCAATTATTATATCCAGTGGGAGCTAATGGTCTAAACGCAAACAGTGAAAAATCTGTCGTTCCCGTATCCGAAGATGCTGCAACCTGCGTTACTTCACGATCCATAACATAGCAGTCAAAATCAGCCGAGTTGTCTCGTGAAATCCCGATAAATCCAACAGAGTCAGTAGTGCTGTCAATATTTACTACCGTGCTAGATTGAGCCTTAAATGTAAACCTCTGGGGGAGGGTGAAACCCGCTTGAAGAACCTGCTTGTCAAATGAGGATAGATACTGACGACCCGATGTGCCACGTTCTGTGGTGTAGCACGAGAAGGAAACATTATTAATGCTTACGGAATTGCCAGCCACATTTGTATTAATTAATTTCGTGGCAGCATCACCCTTTAGACCAGTCAACTGATTTAAGTCATCCGCAACAAAGTTGTTCTGGGTAGGTACTGTCATACCGTCCCTAAGAGGAACTGTGACACCCTGTATACCTACACCCACAAAGGATGTGGAGGATTCCATAGTATCCCAGTAAGCTCCGCCCAGCGATACTAGACTATCAATGTAGTTAGCTAGTGGCTGCTTGTAGTCAACGTAGGTGGTGTCACCTGCTGCGTCCAGGCGGCTAAAGTAGTTCAGTGCCTCTGGTGAGAACGGTGCTGTTGTAGGCAATATCCATTTGCCTAAGCTATTATTTAGGCTCAGGTGCATACTAGTACTTGTGCGCTGCTACGATACCAGAAGTTACTGTTACTTCGCTGAATGCTCCGTAGAT